GTAAGGGACAAAGCTCATTACTGAACTCTTCGACTCCCCGGCGCCACCCCAGGCCCAACAGGCTGCCTGCGCACCAAGAAGCAGATTCCGATACACGCCACCACTACCCACAGTACTCATCATCGGAATACGCTCGGATTTAGAAATCAGAAGGCCGTTGTATTCCAACTCTACGTTGGGCATTTGAAGTTTGTTGGCACTACGGAGTAAGTCGCCCCACTGCCCTATGTTGGTATTCTCTCTCAGGGCATCATAAACGAAGGTGTGGAGGATTACTCTGTAGTAACGCCGGCCATTCTTGTTGATTGGGCGGAGTTTGAAGCTGCCGGCCCGAGGCATTTCAGCTACTTGCTTCATACGATCCAGGAAAACCAGGTCCATCGTTGCGCTGGCATCCAATGATGCTTCACTGGTTGCTACAGACTGTCCGGCAATGGTAGTGTCGGATATGCCAGGGGCCAAGAAATGACTCACATCTGGATCTGTAATTGTCTGGGCAAATGTCTTCCCGGACAGCAAGAAGGTACTGTTACCACAAAGAGTATTAATGACTAAATCACTGAGTTTGGCCACCCACCACTCTTGCAGTCCGTCCTTCCCTTCTTGGAGCAAGTTGTAAGGAACACGTTGTTCCTCCATCTTACCGCCTGTATCAACTGCCTTGTTCAATTCTTCGATGGTCATGTTAAAGTTGCGGAAAATCAACTTCTCTTCCGTTCCCTCAACAGGATCGTCGCCAACGACTCCGTCTGCGGACAGCGGGAGTCGGATACCGAAGGTAATGGTATCTCCTTCGCCCTTGCCAAGCTCAGTCCGGATTTGAACTACACTATCTGACCCCGTACCAACAAGGTCATTGAACTCCACTGCCGGGAGGATAATAGCAAAGAGTTCCTTTGCCCATTTCTTCCTGGTTAGTGGATCATTACTGAGAAATTGAGTCTTCGGTGTCATCGCCATAATTTACTCCTATTTCAAGTCTCCCGCCAGCCACTGCTGGCGAATTTCACTAGGTACTTTGATAAGTTCCTCATCAGGCATGTCGTCAAGTTTCTTTGCAGTCCATCCGGTATTGCCAAGTTCTGAACCGGGTTTATCAGCTATTGTAGGGTTAGACTTTTGTGCGGTAGGCTCTCTGCCTTTGGCCTTTTGGTCAGTAGGAGCAGCAGGCTTCCCTTCGTCTGTCTTAGCAGGACCACCTTTCATTGCATCCTGCATGTCTTTGATCTTAGCATACATCCACTTGTATGGATTCGGCTGTTTCCATATCGCAGCTTCAATCTGCAAAGCAGCAGTGTCATGGGTTCCTCCCCTTTCGGCGACCAAGGCATCTGCCATACCGTCAACCAAGTTACTGAGGTTTGACGTACTACAGACATCTTTAAGATCCTTATAATCAGGGGTGAAACTCATTGTCTCCGCAAGGATTGAAAGCGCATCCCCACGCTGATTACCTATCTCTCTTAGCTCCTGATGCAACTGCTCGATTTCTTCCAAGGGAACCCTTTCGAGTTCCTTTTCCTCAGGCTTCCCCCGTTCTCTGACATCTAAGCCAGCAAGAGGATCTTCCTCTGAGGAGTCGGGCTTTACTGTCCTTCTTGATTGTCGAAGCTGTTGAAGCTCCTTTTCAAGTCTAGTTGCTCGGGCATTTGACAGGGCATTCTGCTGTCTCATTTCCCGAAGTAATGTAAGCATTTCTGCTCTGTCATCAGCTTTTGGTTGAGCCGCTGGCTCCTCCTTATCCGCAGGGGAGGAGGTAGCCCCGTCAACAGGAGAAGCCGTCGGCTCTCCTTCTGTTCCTTTGTCACCATCGGGTACTACGTCAGAAGCATCAAGACCCTTTGCGAGATCGCTAACAACGGCATCTTGACTTTCTATTTGTGGCGCATCCATTGTTTATCCTTTCTAATTTGTTAGCAGTTGAAAGAGTCACAAAGTGACCCACTTATTATTTAACTCTCCTTAGTTGTTGTCTCCCAGATTTGTTAGGATTAGCTACCTTGCTTCCTCCTCCCTCCTTTTCTCTCTTTTCAGCACCTTGTGCCGACTTCATTTTTATCATATTTCCTTCGTGTTTGACATGATGATTAGTTTCTATTTCAAGTTGACGAAGTGCAAGCTCTTGCTTTTTCAGATCAATCTCTGCCCACTTCAACTCAATTTCAGCCTCTGCCTTATCCCTCTCAAGTTCGAGCTTTTTAGCGTTTTCCTGAGATTGCTGCATTTTAATTTGCTGCTGTTGTTGCCAATTCTCTTTGACTCGTTGTTTGACTGAGAATGGGACATCAGCATATTCGAGCAGTATATCAGGAGGTATAGATTCAGGATTATTATGGTTATACTCCTGAAGTAAAGCTGCCGTAGCCATTCTCATCGTTGCTGTCTCGGCAGTATCTTCAACAGCAAGATCGAATTCCATTGCACTGACATCATTGAACCCCTGGAGTTGGCGATTAAGTTGAGTATTGACTGTAAGAAGTTCCATTCCCTTCTCACCCTCGATACGAATAACTTCAGGAAGTGCGCAGAATTGTTGGATAAGACTAAGTAACAAACGAGTGCTGTTGTGTCTACTTTCTTGAAAGTTTGAGTAGAGAATATACAAAACAGCAACATTAGTTTCATGGTGTTGTCTTTGTGTAACTCCCGGCTCCCTGGAACTTGTTTGAATTCCAAGTAGGGCGTCTTGTACTCCACCAGTGTTCTTGAGCGCAGCCCCAGCCATGTCATAGAATCGCTCGTAGACAGGGGAGATAGCCGGTTGTTTTTCAAACTTGTACTTTTCAATCATTCCCTTGGCAATTTCCATGTGGAAACTGGGATCAGCACTTCTCTCTTCATACTCCTCGATGTTAAGAATGGCACCTACTTCATGGGCAAGAATTCCCTTGGGAAGTGTTTGCAGTAAGTGTTGCAACTGCCTCATCATGGTGTTGATAGCACGTTGGGGATCTTTCATCATAGTAACGGAGCCAAACCAACTGTTGTTATCTTCATTTCTGTAGGCGCCGTACTGAATGACAGGAAATGAGGGCCAATGAAGTTGGCTCGGGCCTTGCTCAAAGACATAAGTCCCACTAAAGATCATATAGTGAGGGACTTTCTTCCAGCCCAACTCCCCCTTGATCCCGTTAGGATCAATTTTGACTAATCCATTCTCAGTAGGTACTCCGCCTTGCTGATTGAACTTATCCAGCGTTCCAAGAAACTCAGCAAATTGCTCAGGCAGAAGATCCTCAACCTTTCCTGACATTGGGTTAACGAAGTACATGACTTGCATGTACTTGTAATACCACCCCTCAACAATTCGGTAAAGATCTCTGGCTTCGTTGAAGAACCTTGGGAGATCATTATATGCTTCGCCATAAGGGTTGCTGTAACCATAGCTAAATGATTGAAGCTGATTAATGTCGAAGCTGGGATAATAACGCTTAAAGTCATCTTCACTCATCCATTTGTCAAGGAAGAAGTAGCGCCAATCACTTCCGTCATATTCACTCCCCATTGGGTCGGGAAAGCAGTTGTAGCCTCGAAGGCGCTTGGAGCAAATCTTAGGTTTGAATGGGTTGCTAGTGTCAACGTAGAAATACATATAGCTCCGGCCGCTCTTTACTGTATGCTCAAAGCAGTCGAGTTCAAGACGAGTTTGTTTCATGTTCCTTCGGTAGTGAGAAAGTACCCCGGCCATTAATTCACTGAATGGTTCATCAACATCGTTAACCGGGACTACTGTGGTGTCGTTCCGCACCTGTGCAGCCATACCAACAAGGGCATCAATTTTGGGCTTAATTTCGTTGAACTTGGTATTCGGCCTTCGCTGTCTTTCCAGTTCGCTCCTGACTTCCCAAGTATCCTGTTCACCAGCATAGAAGCGATAATCCTCGGCGGAGGTATGTCTCCACTCGGTCTCTGGAGTAGAGTTCTCAGCATCACGAAGCCATATGAGTGCTCTGCCAACATCACTATCAGCTCGGAACTCTTGTTCAGTAAAGGGCATAGTTTGTGCTATTGGCAATTCATACTCCTTATGCTGTCATCCAGCCATACGGGCCGGGTGAGTCATATCCAGGGCCATATATTCTGCGATCTCGTTTTCTTCTTTCAATCTTTGCTAATTGCTTTTGCAGCCTATCTCCCCAAATATTATAAGCACTACTACTAAAGTATTCTGTTAGACAAAGAGCATCAGCAATGTTTGGAGAGTCAACTCCACGAAGCTTCATTTGCTTCTTAGA